GTTCTCTTTCTACTCCTAAAGTTCAAGGGATTGAAGTTGATAAATGGTATGCTGTTGTCATAGGGGAAATTGAACTCGGAACGCTTGCTGAAGGATATGTTGACATCTATTGCTGCACAAAGAAGGACCCTGAAGGATTCCGTTTAGCGCAATTGAGAGATAAGGTTATGAAGTATCTTATCGATACTTCAATGACTGACGGTATGGCGAGGGTTACTTTTTATAGAAGTTCTGCTACTGAAACTTGGACTTCATTAGGAAAGATGGTAATTCAGGTTCAGGGGGAAAGCAGACAGATGGAAGCTGAAGATTATACAAAATTCAAGGTGATTACAATACGACTACGGTGGGGGGCTAAATAAATGGACGAGATGTTTCTGAAATGTGAGAAATGCGGAAAGAAACTCATTCGTCGGCTTCCTAATGGATTGTTTCACTTTGTATTCGGGAAGAAGAAGGATAAAGAAGGAAACCTGCTTGAATTCAGTCCTGTTGAGATGTATGTTCACGGTTCAATTAAGATGAGATGCATTTCAAGGGAATGCGGACACTTCAATGTGTTCACATATTTCCCTCCTGATAGTCAACTAAAGGCAGACCAGCCTCAACAATCAGCAACAACTGAACCTAAAAAATAAAAAATTTGAGGAGGTAAGATTATGGCACGGTACGGGCCGGTTACTAAGGATACTAGTACAGTTGCATTGGGATTGGCGCAGATTAGGATAGGTGCATCAGCGGCAAACATTAACAGCCTTGCTCCTGTACTGACTTCTACTTCGTCTATTGGTGCAATGGCATCTACAAAGTTCACTTCTACGATTGAACTTTGGAAACTTGAATCAGGTTTTCCCCTGATTGAAGACGCTTCGATTCCTTTGAGGGAAAAGGCAGCACTTGAATGCGCATTCAAGGAAATCACCCCTATGAATGTTGCCTTTGCAAGAGGGATTGACGCTACTTCTGGCTATGATACAGCCCATTCAGGGGAGATTCCTCTCGGCAACATTGATGCGCCTGATTTCGTTAGGATGGAAGCTTTCTATACTTATCCTGACCAGGTAAATGAGATGGTTATCATCTTCCCGAGAGGACAGGTTGTTCCTAACCTTGAACTTGATCTGAAGGTTGAAGATTCTGCTGCTTCTGTCATGACGATTGAAGCAAAGAGTGCAGATGATTCAGTCAGCGGAGGCAGTTCTATCTGGAACTCGAAGCCTCTTGGAAGAATTTTGTTCAGACCTATTCCGTAATACTAATCTAAACTGCCCCTCTCTGTAAAAGGGGAGGGGCAGTAAGAATCAAAAATATCAGGAGGGCAATTTTATGAAAGAAGACGATATGAGCAAATTGAATCCGTTAATCAGGAAAGTTGAGATAGGAACAAGGAAATTGAAGGAAGTAGAGATTTATCCATTATCTCTAGCAAATCAGCTTGAGATGTCTCAGTTGTTTGTAAAGGCGATTCAGGACATCCTTTCTGAAAGCCCTAACAATAATTTTGAAATTGCAAATGCAGTCAGGAAAGCAATTTCAGACAATATTGGTAAAGTTCTTTCCTTGATTACCGATGAAGGGGAGAAACTTTTGAGTGATATTACAAATACTCAAGCAGTTGAAATTGCTGAGATTGTGTATGATTCTAACTATGGAATCCTTGAAAAAAAAGTGAGAAGCCTGGTCGAAAAGATCAGGCAGACTTTTCATTTGGAGCCGTCGTTACCTGCATCCTCCGACAGTACCCACAATACCGACTTGAAGATTTCTTCAGACGAAGATATAAAGAAGGAGGACTCACCCTTGGACAAATAGTGGTAATGTACGAACATTATCAAAAGGAAGAAATAGACAGATATAAAATAAAAGCAGCAATGCTCGGTGCAAAATTTGAAGAGGAAGAAAAGAAGAAAGAAGATGATTTCGTTTTCAAAGATCCAAAAGAATATGAAGGTTTGTCTGTTAAAGAACGCAAGGATTTGACTGAGAGGATGATGGGGAAACATAAGCAGTGGGCAGGGAAGGTGCGTAAATGAAAAGCCAGCTTGATCTAGGTGTTCTCTTCACCGGGAAACTTGACGCTTCCTTTGATGCTAATATCAAAAGGATTCAGAATGCCTTGGGTTCTTTGCAGGGAACTACAGCAAAAGTAACTCAGCAGAATACAAAACAAGCTGCTTCTTGGAACTTTGCATCAAAATCTTTGCAGGGGTACATCAAAGATGTTGAAAAGTTTCTTGCTATTCAAGCAAGATGGTACGGAGCTAAGGCAGTTCTTTTTGCAGCAGTAGATGTTCCAATGAAGATGCTGAAGTCGGGTATTGATCAGTTACTTAAAGTCGATTCTGCTTTTGCGAAACTCAAAAGATATGATGCAATGATGGGGGATTTCAGTCAATCTTCTAAAGAAGCTGCTGAATCTGTCATTGAATTAGCAAGGGCTTTGAATCTTAAATACCCTATTCCTTTTGATGATATTATCAAATCTGCTGATAGATTAAGAGCGGCAGGTGTTGAAATAACTACAGTTAGAGGAATTCTTGAAGAATTTGTTCGTTTTCAGACTGCATGGCCTGAAGTTGAAATGGAAAAGTTCACAAATGCAGTTGTTGGTATGATGAATACCTTCAGGAAAACAACCGGATTGAAAGAACTTGCAAATGATGCTGAGAGATACAAAGCAATCCTCGACAAGTTGACTGTTGCTCTTGGTATAGGAGTTATCGCCCCTAAAGATGTCAATCTTGTCATGCAGCATTTTGGTCAGATGGCGCAAAGTATAGGATTGTCTGTTGATCAGATGATGGCAATGTCTGTTCTTGTCACAAATCTCGGTGCAAAGGCCGGTCCTGCTGCTAGAGCATTAGCCGGTGTTGCTACAAGTCTTGTACAACCTGATAAGCTTGCTCTTTTGCAAAAGGTAGGTATTCAAATTGACAAAAATATTCCTTTAGGAAAGCAATTTGTAACAATCCTTGAAAAGATTAGAAACATTGTTGGTACGGGAGAAAGCGGATTGTCTGTAGGAGCATCTTCTTTTCTTGGTCAATTAGTTCCTGTAGAAAGACAAAAAGCATTTCTCGCTGTTTTGCGAGATTTAGATATATACAATGAGTTGGTAAAAGAAATAAGCAAGTCTCAGGATGCAAATAAAAATGCATCTGATGAGATGAATAAAACTCTTGAGAATCAAATTGAATTGTTCAAAAAATGGGTAGCAGAAGTTTCAATGCTTCCTATGAATGCTACTGCTGCTGGTAATGCTATTTGGTTTTTAATAGGTATTGTCAAGCTTGCAGGAGCAGTATTGATAGGATGGACAACAATTATCAAGAGTGTTTGGTTAGCTATCAAATACCTTACCGTAAATTTATACGTCCTTTCTGAAGCATTGATGGATATTTTTAGACTTGATTTCAAAGGTGCTGCTCAGAGATTTGTCGATGCTTGGAGATGGGGTGTTGAGGAAAACAACAAAATACTTGAGCAACATAATAAAGATTGGGCAAGACTGACAGGAGAAACATTTACCATTGCCCCTGAATTGAAAGTAGGGAAAAAGGATTTGGGCGGTCCTTTGCCCTCCCCTACTATTCCCGGTACAGAAAAATATCCTTCTCTTATTGCTTCAGAGAAAACTTATCTGAATCAGCGTCTTGCTATATACACATCTCATGCAAAAACATTTACCAATCAGTTGAAAAATCTCTATAGCAACAATCTGATAGATGAAGATTACTATAATAAAATGACTGTTTGGAATGCAGAGGATACATACCAAAAGAAATTGGAGATCATCAATCAGCAAAGAAATGAAGTCGAGGATTTATACAAAAAGGCGATTAAGGATGAAGGTTATGCAAAGGATGCTGAGAAGAGAAGAGCGATTGAGGAGCAGAGAAGAACTGACTTAGAAAAATTCAGAAGACAAGAGATAGAAGCTTTTGATGAAAAGGAAAGGACAATTGAAGACAATCGACATGATCGGGTTGTTAAATATATAGAGAGAGAAAAGAATCTGAGGGAGAGTAATTATGCTCTTCGGATTGTTGCTATAAACAAGGAAAAGGAATTACAGGCAGCAAGTATTACTGAACAACAAAAGGATACAGAATGGTTGTATGAAAATAAGAGGATGAATGTTCGTGAATACTATTCCTCTTTGCTCTCTTATTTAGAAGACAATAAAAGAGCAGAAAGAAAAGCACTTGACGATACCTTTGCAGCGTTCTTAAATAAGAATGTGTTAGAAGAAATCAACGCAAAGGAAAACAAAGACGAAAAGGCAAAGATTCAGCAGGAGTTTGCCCTTGAAACAGAAAATTATTTGAGGAACGTACAGAATTTAGAAATTTCTACAAATGCACAAATAACTGAGCTTTACAGAAAACGTGCAAGGGATATTGAATATATTTATGGTAAATCAGGAGTAACAGGTGTTTTGAAAAAGTTTCTTGATGACATAACTTATGATTTTGAATCATACGGACAAAGATGGACAAGCGTGTTTGAAGGTATCGCTTCAGGAATGTCTCAAACCTTTGAAGATGCTTTCTTTGATGTAATGGAATTGAATTTGAAAAGTCTGAATGACTATTTCACTTCATTTCTTACGTCTGTCAGAAGGTCATTAGCGAAGTTTCTTGCAGATGAAGTTGTCATGCATTTCCTCAAAGCATTTGGTGCAAGTTACTTTGGTATGGGAGGGGGAGGAGCTACAGCAACTGGAACAACAGGTTACGGTTCTTCTGCAAATGCTGCTGTTTATAGTAATTACTCAGTAGGAGGAGTTTTCTCGCAAAGATTGCATAGAGGAACAGCACATCCCGGTGCAACATCTGTTCCTTCATGGTTGTTTGATTTTGCTCCTAGACTTCATTCAGGTCTGAGGCCAGGTGAATTTCCTGCAATTCTTGAAAACGGAGAAACTGTAACTCCTAGAGGAGGATCAAACGTAGAAGTCAATGTCTTCAATCAGACAGGAAAACAGGTTGATGTAAATAAGAAGGTTGAATTTGATGCAGGTAAAATGGTAATAGGAATTGTTTTGAAAGATGTTGAGACAGGCGGACCTTTAAGCGGTTTATTCAGGGGGAGAAAATAATGCCTACTTTTCCTACTCTCTCAAGTTTCAAGTTGACTGAAGAAGTTCTAGATTCTTGGGAAGAAGGGATTGTTATTGATCCTACTCTCAAGAATGACAGTGAAGGGGGGTATACAATAACAAGGAGTAGGTTCACAAGACTAAGGAAATGGTTTTCCTATGAGTTTCCTTACTACACAAGTGCAGACAAGGCTACACTGCAAACCTTTATCGATTCAACAGTCGTAATAGGAACTACTTCTTTTACATGGACAAATCCTTTGAACAGCACAAATTATACTGTAAGATTTGCAGAAAGACCGGATATCAAACCAAATAAAGGGACATCCTATTACAAGATCAAGATTAAGGTTGAAGAAGTATGAAAACGCTTCCTGCTGCGATAATTTTAGAGAAAAACAAAATCGCTACGAAGTCAGCATGGTTGATCCTTGCTGAGATTACGTTCAATGACATTTCTTCAACAGTTGTCCGCCTTGCAAGAAATAATGAGGATGTGACATTTGAAAGCAATACCTATACAGCATTTCCTTTTGAGATAGACACAATCAATTTCGAGAAGGGGAAAATCCCTTCGATTGTTTTCAAAGTCAGCAATATTACAAGATTGATTCAGACCTATCTTGAAAGTACAAATGGTGCAGTAGGTTCTACTGTTCGATTGATTGTTGTTAATTCGGATAATCTTGCAGCAGATTTATCTGATTTAGAATTAACTTATGAGGTTGTTGATTCTTCTGCTGATGTTCAGTGGATTTCCTTGACGTTAGGAATGCCCTCTCCTTTTAACAAGAGATTTCCCTTATATAAATATGTTGCAAATCATTGCAATTGGGTTGCTCAGTTCAAGGGTGTTGAGTGTCAATATGCAGGAGCAGAAACGACATGCAACGGAACACTTACGAGATGCAGGGAATTGAGCAATTCTGAACATTTTGGAGGATTTATCGGATTAGGAAAAGGAGGAATCAAGTTTGTTTGATTATTCTTCCTTAGTAGGTGTTCCTTATATGAAGAACGGTAGGGACATAAGCAAGGGGGTAGATTGTTTAGGTCTTTGCATTGAATACTATAAGAGGAAAGGGATTGACAATTTCCCTGATTTCTCTGCTCCTAATGAAAGAGAAGCGATACATGAATTGATGATGCAAGGAAAGGATTTGTTTGAGGAGCTAGATAAACCGGAAGAAGGATGTATCATAGCTCTAAGTATTCGTCCTCCTTTTGTGTCTCATATAGGAATTATGATTGATAACAACAGGTTTGTTCATACTCTTACAGGCAAGAGAAGCGTGATTGCAAAAATAAACGATATCTTCTGGTCTAAAAGGATAAGAGGATTTTATAGATGGAAAAACTTGAAATCATAAGGT